ATATTCATTGAACAGTTCCTCAGTCATTGTCGGCGACCTGTGCGGGTCTTACTCGCATTACAGGATGTGACACCGACGTTTTATGCTCCCTAACGATCGGATGACCGGCTAACTGAGTTGACTCAAGGTCGTGTTCAACGCTTTGCATCTGTTGAGCGGTTGCTCGCTGGATGGCTTTTTGACGTCTCGCAATAACACCGGAGTCCATCTCCATTAGGATCAGGTCATCCACCACAATCATCCCATTTTCCTTGTCCGCGAAGTTCGCATAAACGCGCCATTCTTCAGTCAGAGATTCTGGTGGGCGCGGACGCCAACCTTCTCTCCAACTTCTGTTCAAGTTTTTAGGATCATCCACACCCCGAACACTTCTCCTAACCCATCTCTGCGTCATACCTGCACGCGGTGGTGGGGCGTCCAAACTTGATGGACGTATATAGGGAGTCGCTTCAAGCGGGTGGGTGGCATCGTACTCCGACATCTCGTCCACACGAGACTCGTGCCCATGGTCTATGCCATGGTTGGTTACAGCGGGTTTCGGTGCAACCTTTTTACTTAACTTCTTCTTAGCAGCCATTATCTTACTCCATTTGAGGTATCAGCTTCACGTTTATTGCGCGCAAATTCTTTCAAGACCTCTGGATCTTTCGGGTCAAGATTAAATTGACGCATCACCGCGAAGTCCCTCTCCGTTAGCTCGACCTTGCTGCTACTGGATCGCTGGCGACGAGCATCGACTGAATCCACCCCAGCAACCGGAGACCTTGTTTGTCTCCTAACTGTAGGCTTCTTGTCGTCATCGGCAAGCGAATCCTGACTATCAAATAGCGATGGCTCCTTTTCCTTGATCCGAGCATTGAGTTCTTCAAAATACTCGTCACTGCCGGGATCAAAACCATCCGTAAATACTTCTTTATCAAGGCGATTTGCAAGGCGCGTTTGACGTTCAAAGCCTCTTGCGCCGTACCAATCGTCATGATCCGCTATCCACTTTGCCGCTTTAGTTGGCGTGGTGTCTGGCGTTGGGTCAACTTTAGCACTAAATGGCTGTACATTACCATCCGGTGCTAGGTAGTCAAGGCGATACTCTGCTTGCACTTTTGCAGCCTTCTGATCAGTCAGCAGAGCCGTAAGTCTCACCTGATCTTTCGTTTTCCCATCTTCGATTGCTGCTTCGAGCTGGGCCTGCGTATCGGCAATCAGAGTATCAGCCTGTTCGATGATCCTCTCATGGTCACTTTTCTCGCGATCATAACTTTCCTTGGCTAAACGCTTGGCTTCGGTCTCCCAGTGGGACGCCTCTTCCTTTGCCTTTTTCTCTCCGCGAATGGCGCGCTGAATTCGCGCCTTGACCTTCTTCGAGTATTCATCATCCGCACCAATCTTACTTGCAGGAACATCGTCGTCGTCCTTCGGATCGGCAATGATGTCACCCACTTGGATGTCATCTTTATCTGCGGATCGAAGCTCGTCAATTCTGAACCTGTCGTCATTGTCGTAATCGTCGTCTGCCGCTTCATCAGCGGGAGCGCGACTGATGCCGTCGTCTTTCAAACTGGCGTCCAAGTCTACTGTTATCGGTTCGTCTTCGTTGACCCCGTGAAGGTCTTCGAACACTATTTCATTTTCTGGTGGCATACCTTACCCCTGTTAAATATATGCGCGGAACGAACTGGGGTCTTTGCAGATCCCCATTATACAATCGTCATTCATGACAAGGTATTTCGCGCCGGTCTTTGTTTTGATTGTCTGCCCACCATAGGTGCCATACATGATCCAATCGCCAATCTTCGGCTTTGGTTCAATCTTCGACATGTCGATTCCAGAACGACTGATCGCTTTGTAGCATTCACTGCCCATCGCAACGATCTGTCCGACGTAAGTCAGCAAGTTCTCTGATTCACGCGCTTCATCTGGTATCTCAATGGCACCGACATGCGTTGGTGCTTCGTATGGACGAATGAGCACGCGCCAACCAACTGGCTCAAGCGGTAGCTCGACCTTTATGGGTTTCTCCGATGGCTTGAAGGAAACTTCTGTCATCACCCATTACCTGATGCCGTTACGTTTGGCATCTCTGGCAATCGATCATTGTCCGTTGCTGATTCCAGCTGCCCCAGCATTTCACGTGCGAGCTTGAGCACTTCCCCCATGCCTTCAATACGACCGCACCTGCGATGGTACTGTTCCATGTTTGGACATGACCCATTCGCCAGCGACACTGACTGGTTCACTGATGTCTGCGCGACCACCTGACTCAGATCGTTGAGAAACTTTCTAACTGTGATTATTGCCATTTTCTAACTTCCTTTTCGCTACGCCTGCCAGATTATCGAGCAGTGCTTGATAGTTAATGCCAGTCTCCACGCTGGAGCGGGCAAATTGTCGGGGGGATACGCCACGAACTCCACGCTTTCTCAGGAACTCGCGCGCGGCACGTACATCTTTTGGTTTAACTTTCTCCACCCTATTTACTCTGTGCCTTTGGTTTCGGTTTTGCTGCGGCTAACTTTCTCTCCCGCTGGATCTTCGCGGCTGCGGCGGCATCCTCACGTTTCTCTTTAGCTGCTGCTGCGCGCTTCTCACGCTCTTCCTTCTGTGCCGCGATGTAATTGTCACGATCCTCCTTGCTTAGCGCGGCAAGGTCTTGGCGGTTGATGTCTGCCAGTGCCATTTCATCTCTGCGATCCTGCTCACGCGCATGTTCTTCGTCCTTCCTTCGCTGCTCGGCTTGGAAATCTTCTTCTTCTGCGTCGAACGACTGTCCCGGTTCCATGATTTGTATCTGCGGGATAAGTGCAGCGGCTTGCGCGATTTGCCTTTCCATATTCGGGTCGAGCGGTTGCTCTGGCGAGAATGATCCCGGTGGTGGGAGCTGCCCTCCCATCTGCCGATTCATCTCGTTGAAATACTTCATCGCATAATGCTCTGCCAAGTGAGCCTGCATTATTGGACCCATCAGCTCCAGCGCCTCTGGCTGTAGTCCGTTGGTAAAGTTGATGTGTACCCGAATGTGAGCATCGTGGTCTTGGTCCATGAATGCCTGCGCACCCTGACCCTGAAGCATCTTCATGTTCTCTTGGATCGGATCTTCCCTGACCGTAACATTCTTCTGTAACACGCCCTCTGGATCTGGGATGCGTATCGCCTTGAGGAAGCGCTCATGGCATTCCATCTGGTTATACAGCTGCGGATGTGCGGTAGCCAGTTCGATCAACGCCTGACCCTGTGCAATTCGCTGCGTGCTGGAGAAGATGTTCGGGTCGCTGATGGGAATGACATCAACGCGACCGTCATAGTCATTACGCATGACCACTGAATCTGCATCTTCTACCCTGTATGGATACTGGTCCGGCAGGAATTCGTAGTTGAGTTCGGCACGGAGTTTGAACTCTTCTGCGGCAGCCATATGTAACCGGCGATGGATCGCGGAAAACGGTTTGCTGCCCTGCTCAATGAGAGCGATGGTCGTTCCCACCGGACCATTATTGGATGCTTCGCCCGTCATCACCTCAGTGGACGATGAGAATGACTTGCCAGCGTTGAGCAGTATCTCGAACAGTTGAGCCAGTGCAGGCGACGGGTCTTTGAATGGTGGCGTGTAGAAGGCTTTATTCAGCTCTTCAGCTGACATGTTCACCTCTTTGTACACGCCCGGATCAATGTGCTCATCACCCGGTTGCATCTTCGCATCATTCGACACGTAGCCACCCTGCATGTTCGCAAAGGCTGCTGAGTCAAGTAGCGCACGGATGGAGCCGCTGGTTGCTTCGGCAACACTGCCGATCATGTGTAGCAGACCGAAGCCGTAGAAACCAATGCCCGGAAGATACTTGTAGTGCGTGAACCAGATGCGTTTCAGCATCAATGGGTCGCCTTCCTTCCAGTTCCTGCGAATGGATAACACCTCACGTGTCTCACGCTCTACCGAGACGATGTACGGCAATGGCGCTTTGCGATTGTAGCGCTGCTGATCAACCTCTAGCTCAAGATCACAGTGACACTCCAGTACCGTGTACACATTGTCATTGGAATGAACATCTGCCGACCGATCATCCGCGATGTCTTCGTGGTGGCGCTCTCTGTCATCTGTCGTGTCACTCGCGAACGGTGTCACCAACGGCAGATCGATCTCTTCATAGAACCCGGACTCGAAGAGCTTTTTCATCTCGCTCTCGTTCTTGAACATGCGATGCGTATAGCGCGGTGCGGACGCAAGGTCAGTGGCGATGTAAGGCACGATGAAGTCTGACGATTTGATGAAGCGTGACACAACCATCTGGGATACTGAATCGTAATACGTCTTCTTGAATGCTGAGCCACCCAGTGGCAGGTAGAAGAGCATCGAATCCACTTGCCAGAAGTACGATCGATCCTGATCAAGGATCTGGTAGTTCATGTGGTTCTTCACTCGCTCTGCCTGAGCCTCCTTCTCCTTGGTATGCTCTCCGACCATCTTCACCTTGACTGGTCCCTCAGACGGGAAGATCTCTTCAATGGCTCGTGACTGGAACTGCACAACCGCCTCACCAATGAGTGGATACGTCACTGCACTCGCGCCATTGAATGCCAGCTCTTCTTCCGGCATGTTCTTCAGGCCCATCAGCTCCATGGCTTGATCCATGCGCGCGTCCCAATCTTTGCGAGACTCAAGATCGACCTCTACCCACTCGACGATTTGGTTCGCAAGCTCTGCAAGCTCTCGACGATCAAGGTCTCCCATGATGTTCGCAGAGTGATCATCGCTGTCATCTTGCGACATGCGGTTTGCGCCGGGATTGAAGTCGACCGTTGCGCTGTTGCCACGACGGACAATACGAGCACCACCGACATCACCAGCGAAGCCCTCATCTTCAAGCTGTGGCATCTCAGGTGACCGAGCCACGTCCATATCGTCTACACGTCTTGCCATTATCGTATCCCTCTGACACCGCCATAAGTGCGAACGGGTTTGTTCACATGGTTCATCAGATTATCGTTGTCATCATCATCATCAAGGAAGTCAGCGCTCCACTTCTTCCTCAGCCAAAGCATCGCCATGGTGCAAGTATCCACCATGTCATCGTGATCATCAGCAGGGAAGTTGCCGCACTGAGTGATCACCTCTTGTGCCCAGTTGCGCTTCACATAGAAGATGCAACCGCGTTCCAATACCAGTGACGCTGCGTGCGCCCTGACAAACTTCGAGTCCGTCACCTTGATGCGTGCAACCGGCAATCCAGAGCGTCGCAGCTCCTGCGCCAGCGAGTGACCGCTCGCCTTCTTCTCAATCAAAACCTTGTCTGGCTTCCATAGCTGCGCGGCTTCCATCGCGTTCTCTCGCAGCTCTGGGAATTCCATCCGCTTGTTCATGCGCTCCATCAGGATCAAGCACAGTCGTGTCTGACCTTTGTACTGCGCTGTCCATGGCAGATCCCTGTTCAGTCGCTCTTCGTGCTCGAACACGCCCCATGTGGTTCGTGCTGTGAAGTCGTTTTCCTCTTCCTCTTCGAATGCGGTGTCGTAGGACTGGATAATCATTTGAATAGGCGGCAGCTCTGGTTCTTCCCACTCACGCCAGTGATGCTCTTTCATGATGTTGCCGCCCTTCGCGGACGGGTTCTGTTGAATCTGTGACTCGAAGCCACGTTCCGTCAGCTCCATGGAGAGCTTCGCCATCTCTTCTTTACCGAAACGCTCTTCTTGCAACAACTCGTTCTCGACCTTACGCGGGTCAGCGAACAGCACTTGGTTATTGACTACCGGCTCAATGTGATCACCGAATGTCCACTTGTCAGTACGCGCCGGGATAGTGCGGGGTGAATCCTTCTTCGCTCTGGTGATGCAGCGAGTGTTGGGCACGAAGTATCCGGGTAGATTCAAATGCACCCACCCACCAGTTGAGAGTGCGTATCCGGGCAGGTCTTGGTGATGACCGCGCTGCGCAATGATCACGCGACCGAGTTTCTTCATGTCGTTTCCGCGTGTTGACATGGTGTCTCTCCACCAATCAATAACCCCGTTACGAATCGTGTCGGAGTTAATGTCTTTCATGTTGTGGGCATCATCCACAACAATGCGGTCGCCACCCTCACCTGTGGCGGTTCCACCGACTGATGTCGCCAGCCTGTAACCGTAGAAATTGTTGTCGAAGCGTCCCTTCTGGTTCAGGTCGCTCGACAGTTGATAGCTGTCCCCGAAATGGTCCTGATACCACGGAGATTGAATCAAACGTCGGCACTTGACCGAATCCCTGATAGTCAGGGAGTTTGCGTAAGTAGCGAATAACCATTGCGTCGATGGCTGCCATATCCATTCCCATGCAGGCCACATAACAGCGACGACTGTGGACTTTGAGTGTCGTGGTGGGATGTTGATCACCAGATCATCGATGTCACCCAGCGATACATACGTCAGGTGATCGCAGATGGCATCGATGTGCCAGCCGCTCTTGAATACCTTACCCGGCTCGACCACGTGCCACGCATCAACAACAAACTTGCGCAGGTCGTTGCGCATGTTCATCGCCTCCATGAACGTGTAAGCCTTCGCGGCTTCGTAGACACCGAATTCGCCTGCCATCATATTCATGTTCGCAGACTAAAGAACTTCGCCAACGTCAGCAGACGGCGCGCGACGAACTCTCCAAACGTACCCACCGTCTGGTGGTCAGCCGTGGCTTGTTCCCACCCAAGATACGCTGTCGTAGCTGATACGTCCACGGTACAGCCCGCACCGGAGTTGTCAGTCACTTTAACGTCCCCGCTGATAACTATATTCCCGGCAGTACAGGACGCATCGATAGTTATTGCGCCCTGACTGAACGCGAAGTGCGCGGAATCGCCCGCGTTGTCCATGTTCGTAATTATCATACCGCCACTGATATTTTGTATTTGCGCAGTGGACGCTGCGCCTCCTGCACCCATGTCTAGCGTCCACGGCACACCGCCGACTGCTGGTAGAACTCCGTTAATCAGGCAGAACGCGCCATCAGCAATACTGATAGTGCCCTGCACCGTCACCGTCAACATTGACCCGTTGAAATTTGTCATAGAGAGCACGGCGCAAGTGAGTGCCAGCAAAGGTGAGTCGCCAGTACCTTGATCCCCGGTAAGCGTCAGTTCATTGAAGATTCCGTTCTTGTAATCAAACCCACCAAGATCAATGGTCGGCAGATTTGTGCCTATAATCCTGAAGTTCGATATGTTTCTGTCTACCGTAGCGTCTGCTTCTACGTAAATCGTCTGTAGACCTAACGCTTCCGCACTGTCAACCGCGTCTGACCAGTTGTCGAATGGTGTCTGTTGATACCCGTTGCCGTTTACCAGTGCCTCGGTGTTGAGGAACACGCCTCTGCGGGCCTGCCCATGAATTTGCGCAACCTGTGTTTCAATTTGCGCAACCTGTGTTTCAATTTGCGTCAGGTTAGTGACGGTGCCGGATGATGCCAGCGTAAGCACTACCTGTGTGAATGCGGTCGGCTGTATTGCATTCGTTGTGGCTGCCATGTTATCGACTGCAACCACGTTGCCACCCTGCACCGTCATCTGTTCGACATTGAAGATGTGATACACGTCTGCTACGTCGAACGTATTGCCGATGCCGTTCACCAGCGTCTTGGTCATTAGCTCCGTCTCACTGATTACCTCAACCACGTCCGCTACGCTCTGATCAGTGAAGTTTATGACCAGCGAGCCACGAGTCACGCCGTTAGCAATGAACGTCGCGCCTGTGTCAATGAAGCTGATCTCTCCAACAACTGGTGCGCTGGAGCCAGTGGTAACCGTACCAGTCTGAGCAGGCGTTGTGCGCGCCTCAAACGATAGCTTCAGATCTTTCTCTGACATCGTTATCTCGACCAGCTTGCCACCACCAAGGTCGTCCTTGCCTGACGCACTGATCAGGAATGTGTGCGACATCGCCTCAAACGATGATTCGAACGGGCGTACGGTATCGACGTAATCCTGCACCAACATTTCTGTCGATGGCGTAGCAACCTCTGCGATCCGTGGGGATCGTCTAAGGTCGAACGATACGTCAGTGCGAGTGGTCATGATCCTTCAGCGCGCGCTCCGTATTTGCCCAGCTCAATGTCACGCTTCCTGCACAGCGATAACACACCTTCAAACTCTGCAATGCTGTCTTGTTCTTGCTGGATCACCGCCATGCATCTCTCTATCGCCTCGTGGCATTGCACAATCTGCTGCTCCATGGCAACCACGCTGTACGGTGGGAAGTTCTTCCTTAGCTCCTTGATCTTGGCCTGCATCTTGATCTTGTCCTGCACCACATCTCCGCTCTCTGGGCTGCTGCGCAGCTTCTCTATCTCTTTGTCACGATAGCCGCATAGGCTGATATGCCCCTTGTAGTCGTTGATCATCGTGGACTGCTCGTGCATCGACTTGTTGACGCGATTGATGTTCTCGCGGCATTCCTTAATGCGAGACACCAGATAGTCCACCCGATGCGGCGGGAATTCCTTGTTGATCGTCGCTATCTTGTTCAGTCGCTCTGTTTCGCGCGCCTCTGCCAATCCTGCTACTGCGTCATTCCCTTGGCCCAATGGCAAATCTTCCACGCGCTTGCCACGGATGCGGATTGACTCGACACCCGTCTGACCAATGTTGCTGTCTCTCGCTTCAGTCATGCTGTACCCCGTCAGGATGAAGGTGGCGCACCCAATGCACGCCACCTCATGCCGATTAAACTGCGATTGTGTCGAGCTGCCTTACAACAGTTACACCTCCACCAGCTGCCGTCACCGCAGCGTTCTGCGTGAATGGCAGGATTACCTTACCCTGTCGCACGTTGACCACCGTGTCGAACAGTGTTGACTGAACGAACGTGTTGGACGTTGTGGCTCCAGTTGCTTCGACATCCAAGATCAAGTCGTAGATGTCATCCGATGTCGCGTAAAGCTGGATCGTTTCATTGATGGTGTACGCGTCACCCGTTGCCAGTGTGCCGCCAGTGCCAAAGATCTGAACGATCTCAAGCTGCGTCTCACTGGTAACCGTCACGACTTCATAGGTATCAGTGTTAGTCGTGTCCTGAACCAACATGCCCGGAACAACACCTTCGGTTTGGAAGGATGCAGTTGAGTCATTCAAGTGCGTTGGCGTCGTGGTGCTGCCCGTATCGTTAGCAGTGGATGCCGTGATATCAACGAGCGTGAACACGCCTGATGCGCCTGTGGTCCGGCTTGCGTAGTGATACTTATGCTCTTGCTGCAAGGCGTTTTCGACCACTCGCAAATAACCCGCTGGCGGAACCTCTGCATCAACCGTACCCGCGACCGTGATGGTCTTGGATGAAGCTGCTACTGCGGTCATGCCGCCGAACTGATCCTTGTCGATGATGCCGTCAACGCCAGTGTCACGAGCCACCAACACTCTATCGAGCGCTGCCGTATTCGCTACTGAGAAGGTGACTGTGTTCGGGCTAACCCGCTGGAAGCCACCATCATCAATCAGCGTGTATGCCTGCGTGTCAGTATCTGCTTGCCCGGTGTACAGAATGCCGCGTGAGCCGAAGAGCTGCGTACCTGTGAAGGTGCCGAACGGTGAGGCTTTGTTGGATGATGGGAACGACGCGATCGCATTGGTCGATGTGTCCACCACAACCGTGTCACCGCCAGTTGTATCGGTCAGCGTGTCATTGTTGATGACTGCATCGAGTGATGTCTGCTGATCAGACACTGTGACGTACGCCTGTAGAGCATTCTGATATCCAGTGCCGGTTGTCTCGACACCAAGCACTCGTGCCGTGTAACCACCCTGACCAGTGATGTTATCGCCTTCGGTGAACGTACCTGTTGGCGCGTCATAAAAGATCTGCGCTTCCAGTCCGCGCCACTGCTCACCCGGAATCGAGCAAGCCACAGTATCCCAGAACGTGTTGTCCTGTCCGCGTCGCGTCACGTACTTGATGCGCTCATAGACATCAGCTACTGCCACGCCAGTTCCGCCCGGACCCTGAGCATCGACTGTGATCGAATACGACTCGTTCGTGCCATTACCATCATGATCCGCCAGTGCATTGCCGATGGTGATCGTAACCGTGCCACCGTTGCCTGCACCTGTCTCAGTCGGTCCACCTACGTTTGCCGTTGGTGCGCCATTGATCGTGCCATTTCGGTTTGTGCTGGTGAACGTGTCCGTCGTCGCAAACTCGGTGAGATCGCCCACCGTGTAATACTCAAACGTACCTGTTGCACCAGCATCAGCGACTGCGGTAACTACATATGCGCCGCCTTCCTTGCCACCAGTCGTGTTGTTGAGAACATCACCCACGAGCATCGCTGTGCCTGTGCCTGACTGCCAGACGCCTGCCCAGTAACCAGTCGTGTTATTGATGTCCGGTGCTGATGCGAGCGGCAGTGCTGAGAAACCACCAGCTGCGACGTTCAGTCGGAAGTTGTCGTACAGGGATGTGTATCGTCGCGCGAAGACCTCAAGATCCTCGTCGGCAATGTCTACGCCCTGCGTTCTGGTTCTTACCAGAATCGAGATGATGCCGAGCGAAACGGTTGGATCAGTTGCCCACCACTGGAAGGTGTTGGTAGTTGAGTCAGCCAGCTTGATGCGATCCTGCACCACGTACACTTCGGATGCCGTTGGAACACTACCGATCGCCTGAATGGCGGTGTACTTCGTGATGCCGTTGGTCTGTCCGGTCAATGGTGTTCCCGACCCAGTACCAGCGTCACCTGTCACACTGATCGTGCCTGTGGTCGAGTCGAACTCGTCACCACCTGCGCCAGACACCTCCGGTCTGATCCACAGCACCAGCGTACCATCCGGCTCCACTTCAAAATCGAGCAATGTGCCCGCGTCGCCTGATGCGGATTCTATCACCTGCCTGCCGATGTCGCCTGCTACGAAAGGCGTGGTATCGGAGTACGGTTTGCGAATAACACCGTTGCCGTTCGTGTCCGGCAGAGTGATGTTGGTCCAGTCACATGTGAGAGTGCCCTCACTCAGGTACTCAGTCGATGATCGTGGAATGAAGTATTTGTTCTCCAATGTGAAAGCGTTAGGCGTCGTCGGCAACATCGGATTGGTGAACCCCATGGCTTGAAACGCATCTGCTTCATCAGCTACTGCTGAATAAAGTTGAAGGGATGTGTAAACGGTTGCAGACGCACCAGCTGCACGCCTGATCATTCTCATGCCAGCTACTGCGTTTCCACCTACCGTTTCATCATCAAAGAGGATTTCAAAGTCTCCTCCAAGAATGCTGATTGTTGTCATTACGTGTTACTCCTAATCATGGATTAAATTGTGCGATGGAGTCCACGGCTTGCGATAGCGTAGCGGTAAGACCTGCTGATGTAATTGTTCGGACCAAGTTGCCAGACGGCGGAATGGGGAGATAGCGAGTCACGTCAAGCGTGGCTGCTCTGCCCAAAGGCGTCACTGTAACAGTACCGGCTGTATAGGCGGCTCGAATGTAATAGAACGGTCCTTGTGAGTTGACCGTTGTTGTGGCCCAGTCACCCGGCAGCGTGAACGAAATAATACTCTCGCCCGCCACTGAGAATGAACTGGTGCCATCAGTAACACCGGTTAGCGCTGTCCATGCGCCATTCCAGTATTGCCATGTGATTGTAAAGCCGCCAGTGCCTGCTGTCGATACGTTGACTTTGAGCTGACTGAACTGCTCGCTGTGTCCGAAGAGGTAGCGGTCCTCATTCACCACTGGTGTCACTGGCAGCAGGTTCATATCACCTACCGCTGATGAGTTCGCCTCAGTGGTCTGGTCAGTATATACACCATTGTCGTCTGCGATCGCTGCGTTGGGCAGCCCTTGACTGCGTGCCCTGACCAACACATCCAACCCAGCACCGAATGCCGCCTCATAGTTGAAGCCAGTGTCTGTGATTGCGCCTGTTGAGTCTGCCAGCCCTGAGAGCAAGACGTCCCCGATCGTGACTGTGCCAACCGTCTCGTTGGCGATCATCGTGCCAGCCGTGCCTTGCGCAACCCCATCGATCGTGATCGTGACAGCGTTGTTGATCGTCGGCGCTGTTCCTGAGTTGCGAACGGTCGGCGTGTCACCACCGTTCTGAATGTTGAGTGTGACGGCGACGTTGGCTGAAATGTACACGGCTGCATCAGTCGTGGCATCAGCGCCATAACCAACGAAGATGAAATTGTCGAAATCATACGTACCAGCCACGCTGATCTCTATGGCGTGACCTGTGCCGTCTGAATTGAAGATCGCTCCGACACAGTTGTTGCTGTCACCAGACGTGTCCAGCAGAACCGCCCCAAGGGCGTTGAATGCGCCATTGAATGTCAGGTCGCTACAGTTCATGCCATTCATGATGAACTGGTCGCAGTTATTGAAGACCGCGACATCAAGGTTCTTGTCTACGTCTACGCCCGGAGCCGTGATAACACCGAATTCAACCCATGTGGTTGAGTCCAGAGTGATCTCGTCGAAGCTCGCATGGGACCAGTCGAACGCGGCGCGTGTACCCACGTTGATGTTAGTGACGCGCGTCTGCCTGAAGATGTTCGTGCCGGTGCCACCGAGTAGTCGATGGAAGAAGTTGCCAGCGCCGACAGCATGACCACCACCATTATCGCCAAGGTAGTACCACTGCTCATCAGTGCCAGCGAATGCGGTGTCGCCTGTTGCCGCTCCCCACTCTGTTGGTGCAAAGATGTAGTACGCAGCACCGACCGGATTGGAGAACATGCCAGCACCGACTGTAATGTCATCGCCAACCAGATCAGCCATGGTCTCTGGCGTGCCAGTTGTTCCGCCAGTGATGCTGGCAGCGTAGGAGCCATTGGCGATGTAGTAGATGCCGTCCATGAACGTGTTCGGGATCGTACCCTGACCTTTAATCAGGTGGATCGAACCGTAGCCCACTTGCAGGATCGCAGTATGGGTTAATCCTGCCTCGGTGCCGTTGTACTGGAAGTAATCGACGTTGTTGGTTCCCGGTGTTGCTACGACTACCGATACGTCGAGCTTGATCGCTGAATACTTTTTCTCGTATGGCAAACCAATGACATCGTAGCCTGCGACGTTGTAGCCGATGCAGTCACCACCACCAGCGTCTGCGCCGTCATTAAGCACGATCTGCGCACCGAGGCTCGCGAACGCATCGTGCAGGTTGTCCTTGACCATTAAATAGATCGTGGAGTCCGACAGATCGAGGTTGAACGTCGCACCAGCGGAGTCCTGATCGTAGGCCAAGTACTCCTGCGCGTTAGTGACTTGAAACTGAAGCGCAGTGGAGCCTTGAATGACAACACCAGCCTCGGTCGTATTTGACTGCGGGTCAGCGGTGCTGTCGCCTGCGACATCACCGACCGCTTCGCAATCCTGTAGCTGAGTTCTGTTATCGGCAAGCGCCATTACTGACCGTACCTGATTGCCAGCGCTATCGAGGCGGCATTGATGCCATACAAGTGGGCATGATTCTGACCAGTCGGCGTTGCGATTCTGTAGGTCTCGTTGACCTTGGCGTGCTCCAAGTTGTGCTGTGCCGTGTTGCCAACGATCAGCACGATGTCTCCCTGCGGCAGGTCGATCATGCACTTGTAGCCTGTTGGCTCAAGAAAGGCGCGATCCGCACCAGCATCACACATCAACAGACACGTCATCATGTTCTCGTACTGCTCGGCATTGAACACTGTCTCCACCACGGGCGTGAAGATGATTCGGTCAATCTTGAATGCGCCCCTGAGCTGTCGCCACATCTGATACTCGACATCCGCTGACATCTGTGTGGACTCCCAGCGTGTGATGACTGTGATCATGAGTAGCTCAGACTCAAGCGGTTGTCCCAGATGTTGTCGAAGTTATCGTCGCCATCCGCGAACTCGATTGCCATATCACCGTCGCTCTGCTGAGTGAGCCGTTGTACGCGCCATGCTGCTGCCGACGTTGCTGTGCCGGGAAGCGCGTCACCACGATAGGTAACCTCTGGGAATACGGTTGGATCGATTGTGTCGCTACGTGTGGTTAGTGCCATACTCCCCGGACTCCCTAGCAGACTCCATGAGCCAACTGCTTTCTCGTAGATGTCACCATTGTCTGCATCGATGTAGATATCCCCGTCGCTACCCAGACCAGCGCCCGGTGCGCCATTGCCTGAGTACACGCTCGTGCCATTGACACCGTTGCTGCCATTAGTGCCAGACGAACCTGTTGGTCCGGCAGCGCCAGTAGCACCAGTCTCGCCTCTTGGTCCGCGTGGGGGAGTGTCGGAGATCAGTCCGAGTTCATAGCCTTCGTCGTATGCTTGATACGAGCCGCCGACTACTGCTTGGTCATAAGGATTGTCAGCTGGACGACCGAACAGGGCATCATTGAAGCCTGTCTCGAACCCAAGTCGTCTTTGTCCCGAATAAGCCAAGCGCGCTTCCCATACAGACAGGGCTGCCGAAGCAGCCCCTTAATCCAAGTATATGGTCGCCACCTGTGGCAGGGACTAAAGTAGCAGCCTCTCACTGCGTTCGAACGGGCACTTCCATGGAATGCCGTCTGCTGCTAAGTTTATATCAATCAGTGGGAAAGATACCAGCTACCATTTGCGCTGCTTCTTGCCCTTGATCTTGGGAGAGATACCGGTGCCGATGTACCAGCGCTTCTGCCAGCTCATACTAGTGCCTGCGATCAGGAATGCTGAGCCAGTGTCCACCTTTACCTCACTGAACCATGGAGCGACCGGACCAATGCCCGTCAGGCTCTCTATGTCCTGCCGCGTGATTAAATCAAGATCAGCCTTGCTGAGTGCTTTGACGTTGCTCCGCCCACCCGGCGTGAATCTTTTAGTCACTCTCGCTGCTGGTTTTCTTGCTCACTTTCTTCTTTGACACCTTGGCTGCTGCCTCTGCGCTGCGCCTTGCAAGCGACTTTGCCGATAGTTTGGCTGGGGCTGCCTCTTCGTGTTTTTCGCTTAACTCTCTTAGGGCACGTTGTTTCGCGTAGAACGGTGTTTCAGTGGTCATATCATTAGTTCCATGTGATTGTCCCCTGTTTCATTGACTCGAAGTCTTCCTCAGTCAACAGCAATGGCGGCTCTCTTGTTTGTGACCACGAGCGCTGTCGTACTTCGAAGTGACTTCCACAGTTGACGATCATAAGACTGTCGCCTCTCTTCGGCAACAGCCTGTAGACATCGATGATGCCCTTGTCCCGGTCGATACCGTCGTCGTCACTGTCCATATTGTGAGCATTAGGCAATGTCCGCACCAATGCAAGCCACCCGAACCTTCACAACCTACCCCTAACCTACTTCTTGGATAGTGCCTCATTAGCCAGCATTGCGTAAAACTCCACGCCTTCGCTGCAATTGGCAACATCGCGTATCTCACGTAACACGTCCTCAAGTGACGCTATCTGCTTATCCTTTTCCGCTATCTGCTTAACGGCGAAAGAAACTATTTCATCGTGGTACTTGGTGGTTACAGTGCCGCGTAGTTCATCGGTCAGTCGGTCCATCTCGTCGGCTGTATTTCGTAATAGCTTCGACATAGCATGTTCCTCTTGCTTGTCTGCGATTATCAGAAATTGTGCTGACGCAGCATTGCGTAGCTTCTGAGCTGTGGTTAGGTAACTCTTACCTTCACCCTTGTCAGCTACACTTTCTTCAGCAGTCTTGAACCTTGCTTCACGACACCATGTTTTGTGATCTACAATCATCATCCTTCTCCTGTGCTGCGAGTGCTTCGCGGGCTATTTCATTTCCGCGACTGTTGCCGTAGTCCGGCTCATTTCCAAGTCGTGCCAGCTTGTCAAGCGCAGCCTCAAGCTCCGCGTTGCGCTTGGCATCCTTTCTTCTGATGTCCAAAAAATCATTAACGTCTTTCTGCAACACTCTATTCGCATCAGTCAGGCGTTCGATCTCGTCGGCAGCTTCTTTGGCTACCTCATGATCAGCGAACTCATAGAAATCCGCCACATCTAGCGCACGCAATCGTTCAGTCAGGTCACTCATGACTTCTCCTCCAGATTGGCAATCTTTGCTCTCAGTTCCTCTACCTTGATCGACGCAGCATCCCAATCTTCCCATTGCTTCCGTAGCGACAAGTGCCGCGCAGCCTTCCTCGCAGCCACCGCCTCATCCCACGCAGCCCTCCCCGCAGCCTCCGTCGCCCTCAGTTCTGCCTTCAGTTCTTCGATGTCACTCATGGCTTCACCTGTGCTGCTGTACTGCCAGAGGTAAATGAATCAACTGTCTTGAGTGGAGAGGGCTGCGTAAGATCCTCCTGTGCTGCGAGTGCGAGTGCAATGGCATCATCCAGTGCCTGAAACGTCTCGTCATCTTGGTACTGTTGATAATCTCCTGCCGCCTTCATCACAGCCTCAAGCACCGCGTTACGAGCAGTCAGGCGTTCGATTTCATCGCCACGTAAATACCACTCACGCTCAAAGTGTTCGTGATTTTTGTTTGCTGTTGCAAGTGCAGCAGTCAGGCGCTCGATCTCGTCTTGTAGCTTGGATTTCAGCCGTATATTCCCGCTGATTAGACGCTTGATTGTTTCAAAGTCCTCTTTGGCTCTGTACTCAAGCTCCGCGATGCGCTTATTGGCGGCTTCGAGTCGTGTATATGAAGCTCCTCCCGTATGGTGTATTTCCTCAATCTCAGCCTCAAGCTCCGCGATACGATGTATCTGCTCAACCACTTTAAGCTCAGAGTCAAGATACATTCTTCTGGACGCTTCAAGATGGGCAGTCAGACGGTCGATTTCGTCTAGCGCATCGTACATGCGCTCATCGTCATAAAAGACCTCCATACTGCTATACGCCCAGAAGGTTCGCCCATCGGACTCGACTCGATACTTAGTAACTGGATCATCGTCACTAACAGTAATTGGCCCCCCAATAATTTTCATGTCTTCGTAACCTAAGTAACTCATGACTTCACCTGTAGCTTGGCGACAGATTGTATCCGCGCCTTGATACGGCGTAGCAGTTCCTCTACCTCTTTAGTGCCCATCGGTAGCGGAATCGAATCTTTACCTGATAACGATGGGTCGAGCCAAGATGTGGGTATTGAATCAACCGCCATTTTAATTCCAGCCTCGTACCCATAATGATAGTTGTCACGAAAGTCTTCATCCAGTCCAGCGAAGCGAGCCTCAAGCTCCGCGATGCGCTGGTCACGCTCTTCCAAAAGTATGCCAGCGACCTCACGGTGGTCACGGTCGCTTTTAATAAGCGCGTCCTTAAACCGTAATTCTTTAGTCAGGCGCTCGATCTCATCGGCTTGCTCGCTGCATTGCTCAAGTAGGCTCCGGTTTTGCCATGACTCGACCGCAATCCTAAGATCCGCACTGCTTAGCTTGGCGAGTGCGTCATGGTAAGCACTGTGCTCTGGTTCTGTGTAGCCCATTCGCAGCAGTGTGTCAGTAACAGTTTTATTGCTGGCAACAGCCCTCGTGTAGTCAATTTCGGCGATCCTTTGCAGCAGAGCAGTAAGGCGTTCGTTCTCGTCACGCATACAGCAACGGCATCCGAGAAGGGTTTCGTCGTTGTAGCCGTCTTTATTGAGTTCTGCAACGGACACGTTGTCGTGTTTACAATCACTCATGGCTTCACCCTTATTCACAGCAGCCACCACAGTAGTAATCCCCAACAAGCGCAGCAAACAAACAACCATCCGACAATTCCCTTGGCAGCATCCATATCGCTGCGATCCAATTCACTCATGGCTTCACCTGTAGCTTGGTTTTACAATGAGCGCACTTGCCGCAGGGCAGTCGCACACCACGGACAGGATTACAAATCCGAGCGAAGTAATGGTCGGACCATACTGTTACAAACCAATGATGCGGGATGCTGCTCATGGCTTCTCCTTGTTAGCCTGTCGCTGAAACTCCCGATAGAACTGAAACTCCCGACAGA